TGTACAAGTTACAAAAGCTAATTAACTTGCTTGCGGCAGGTATGCAGACCGAAACGGCTTTTAAATTTGCGGAAAGCTGCATAGATACGGACGCATTATTACAAATTTTCAGACAGGAGGCAAGGAATGAATAAATGTATATTCATGGGGAGGCTAACAAGGGATCCGGAAATTCGCTATACGACAGGTTCACAGCCGGTAGCAGTAGCAAATTATACATTAGCAGTAGACCGGAGATTTAAGAGAGAGGGAGAGCCGCCGGCAGACTATTTAAACTTTGTAGCATATGGAAAAGCCGCAGAGTTTGTAGAGAAGTTTTTGAAAAAAGGTACAAAAATAGTAGTTACCGCAAGAGTACAGACAAGAAATTATACCAACAAGGACGGTCAAAAGGTTTATGTTACTGAATTTATAGTTGAGGATCAAGAATTTGCGGAAAGCAAAGGATCCGGAAACCATGAACCGGATCCGGCACCGGATAGCGAAGGATTTATGCACATACCGGACGGACTAGACGAGGAATTGCCGTTTAACTAAGGAGGTACATATGGAAATAGCAGCCGTTATCATGGCAGCAGGTTTATATGATGGTTTTGAATGCTATATGCGTGGCAAACGAATTTATGTGAGCCGGTCACTTGCAAGAAATATAGGTAAGGACACATGGAACGGATTATTAAAAGAGTTTATAGGCTATTTCACATTTGACAGAAAGAAAGGCATTGCCATTGATTGCTTATATGATGAAATGAAATGTTTGTTTCCGTGCATCTTTTCCGAGGATACCATAAACCAAGAGGATCAATTATTAGAAACCTTTGAAAATCTAAGAAATGCAAGAAAATATAAAAAGGAGATTAGAGCAAATGCAAACAATATCAATTATCAGTTTAAAAGGTGGAGTATGTAAAACAACAACAGCTGTAAACATGACTTACATTTTGGCAGCAGTACACCAAAAGAAAGTATTACTTATCGACAATGATAAGCAGGGGAATGCGTCTAAGGCATTTGACAGGTACGATCCGGAGGACGATCAGACAATAGCAAGGGTTATGTTAGAGAAGAATTTAGAGATTTCCGAGATTATCAAAGAAACCAATTATCAAAATATTAATATCATAACCGCTAATATGAATTTGTTAGAGGCGAACCTTCGAACCATTGTAGACACCGGACGGCAGCAGCAGACGAGATTTAAAAAGGCTTTTGCAGCCATTCAAGGCAATTATGATTATTGCATTATAGATAATGCACCGGATATCAACATGAGTATCATAAACGCATTAACGATGTCAAATGACGTAATAGTGCCGATCATGATAGATCAATACTCTTTCGATGGTTTGGACATTCTGAAGGAACAGATCGAGAGCAACAGAGAAGATTTTAACGAGAATTTGAACTTTACAGGCTGCCTAATTACACAGTATCAGCGAAACGACGTAAATATGCAGGGAATTGAAGCGTTAAAGAGCGTCGGGAAAGTACCAGTATATAACCAATATATCAGAAGAACAGAAAATAAAGTAAGTGAAAGCACGTTTGCAAAGATGCCGGTTGCTGAATATTCGAGCCGGTGCGGTGCGTCACAGGATTATAAAAAATTCGTGTTGGAGTATTTGGCGAAAACCGCTAAAACACTAGACGGCGCACCCGATTTGGGTACAACCGAGAAAGGGAGGCAATAATGGCATTTAATATCAACAATTTTCTTAATGCAGAGAGTAAGCAAGCTATTAAGAGCGATTTTAAAACGGTTAAGATCAGTATACATAAATTAAGACCGGCACCGGATAAAGAAAATTTCTACCATATCGACGATACAGAGGTAGAAACCACCGCACGAACTATTGAATTAGTGGGAATACAGCAAAATTTTGTTGTAAAGCCTATCGAGGATACAGACGAATTTGAAGTTGTAGTAGGACACAAAAGAAGGCTTGCGGTGCTGAAATTACTAGCCGAGGGAAAGACAGAGTATGAAATGATTCCTTGCAAGATTGAAGAAACCGGCGACGACGTAAGAAATGAATTAATCTTGATATTTACTAATTCAACTCAAAGGGATCGCACGGATTATGAAAGAATGAAAGAAATCAAGAGGGTTAAGGAATTACTTACAGAGTATCAGAAAGATAATAAATTAACCGGACGAAAGCAGGAAATAATAGCCGCTATTCTAGGAACATCAAAAAGCCAAGTTGGACGATTAGAAAATATCGATCATAATTTGATTGAGGAATTTAAAACAGAGTTTGCAGCCGGAAAAATCAATACATCGACCGCAAATGAAATAGCCGGTTTGGATAAAGAGGCGCAGCAGGCATTATATGAAGCCTATAAGGAAACCGGATCATTAACAGCAAAGGACGCAAAAGAGATAAAAGCGGCAGCAGAGGACGAGCAAATAACAGGGCAAGACAATATTATGAACCATCCCGAATATTTGCCCGATAGTCAAACACCGGATAAACAGGAAAGCGAAGGTTATACAAATTTTGAACCGGATCCCGATAAAATCAATTCTATATGTTTCGGGTGCCTGCATTGGAGTGAATGCGATCAAAAAGGTAATACCGTTATTAACTGCAAGGACTACATAAATAAAACAGAGGCACTCAAAACAGACAAAGAGAGAGAACAGGATGAATACGACCGGCAGCAGGCGGAAATTGACAAGCAGACAAAGAAAAAGTTGGAGCAGCAGGCAGATGATGAAAAAATGAACAATTTGCCGAGTGATGTAGGACAGAAAACCCATGATATTAAATTAGCTGCAATGTATTTCGATGATATACAAAGCGAGAAGAAAACATTCGAGTTATACAAAAATGACGACAATTACAAAGTGGGCGATTTGCTTAATAGGCATGAGTATTCAGACGGAAAAAGCACCGGAAGAACTATAAAAGCAGAAATTGTATATATGATCGAGGATTGCAACGGATTAGAAGAAGGATATTGTATCTTAGGAACAAAGCTACTAGAAATCATGGAGGTTTAAGGCGTAAATAAACTTGCTCAATCAACAGACCACAGATTAGTTTCTAAATTTAAAATCAGAACCACTAACTCACATCTAACCATACAGTGAAATACCATAGCGGTTTTAGTTTCAAATTTAGATACGACTTTATCAATTTTATACTTCTCACCGTCAAGGGTGTAGCGAATTGGTTTAACATCTTTGGCGGTATTAAATACAGCTATAACAGACACGATTTTAGACATTTTTATCACCTCATGATGATTGTAACAAATATAACAGTAAATGTAAATTATGTTAGCTGATAATGGCGGAATACCTTATTTAAGAAAGAATCGAGAAAAGAGGCGCAGAGTATGGCAAAGATAACAATAGGCGTAACAAAGTTAATAGGAATTTATTTGAAAATGAAGGTTATGAGCGTTACCGGATTTGCCAAGGATGAAATAAAGATAGAGCATATCAAGGATAACGAATACAGAGTAACCATGAAGGCGAAAGGTTGCAGCGAAGAAACCGTTAAATCTATAAAAATATAGTAAAGGTAATTTGTTTTTTATCACGAAAGAAGGTGCATTTTGAAAGTAGGATTAGTTGACGTGGATAGCCACAATTTCCCGAATTTGCCACTTATGAAAATATCATCTTGGCATCAATCAAACGGTGATATGGTAGAGTTTGTAAAACCTTCCATAGAATATGACAAAGTTTATATTAGTAAAGTTTTCACAGAATCTAAAGAACCAAATTTTGAAATAAAATGTAAAAATATTGTTCGTGGTGGTAGTGGATACGACTTAAATAATAAATTGCCATATGAAATAGAACACAGTTATCCGGACTACAATTTATATCCACAATATGACTTTGCTTTAGGAAAATTAACAATTGGCTGCCCAAGATGTAATCATACATTCTGTATTACTCCAATTAAAGATGGTTGTAAGTCTATAAAAGTTGCTGATCTATCGGAATTTTGGAATGGTCAAAAGAAAATTGTTCTTCTCGATCAGAATATTCTTGCTTGTAAGGATCGAATAGATCTACTTCACCAATTACAGGATTCCAAGGCAGAAATAGAATTTAATGGTGGTATGGATGCAAGATTTATAAATAGCCAAATAATAGAGGAATTAAGGAAAATTAAAGTAAAAGATTATCATTTTGCTTGGGATGATCCAACGGAAGACTTAGAACCTAATTTCAAAATGATAAAAGAGAGTAATTTAAAAAATCCTAACCAAATAGGCGTATATGTTCTTGCAAACTTTTGGAGCAGTATAGAGCAGGATTTACATAGAATTTATACTTTGCGTTCATTGGGATTTATGCCATTTGTAATGATTTTTAATAAACAGCTTTACGTCGACAGTAGGGGGCATTGGTTAGAGGGCGTAGAAGATATTTTTACAAAAGAGCAGCTAATACATTTTAAAACGACGCAGCACCTACAAAGATGGTGCGGAAACAGAAAGTTAATTAAGGTGTCGCCTAATTTTAATGAGTACTTACGATATAAGAATTGGGTTAAGAAAGGAAGACCTGTACCGGAAAGTATACAACTTTCATTAAAATTAGTAATTTGAATTATTAAAAATAAGAGGAGGATTTTATAATGCCAAAAAAAACAGCAATGACAAGGGAACAGTACAAGAATGTTAAGAGAATGGATCATAAGCAGATGGAAACATTCATGGTAAACCTTTATAACGAGGGTTTTAATGATGGAAAGCAGGCAGCAGATACAAAGAGGGTTAAACATTCAGATATTGCGGTAGCAATAACAGAGGTCAAAGGAATAGGCACCAAGAAAGCAGCCGAGATTATGGCAGCAGTAAACGAATTATATGTTAAGGGATAGGAGGCTATTATGCATGATAATAGATCACCTTATCATATAGCTATAGATTTTGCAGAGAAAGATCGTGATTTTTATTCTAAGCAGAATGACGAACGGAAAACACAGGCAGCAGAAATAACATTAGAGGCATTATATAAGATGCAAATACCTATACAGCCGGCAGCAATGGCACAAGAGGGAACCTGCCCGATATGTGATGCTACAAACGAATACGGATTATATTGTAGTGAATGTGGACAGCGTATAAATGAGGAACGCATAGTACAAGAGGAGGGATTAGGTGAACAAACGGCAGAAAAAGAAAGCCTTTAAAAAGCAGTTCGGCGTGAATCCACCAAAGGAAATAAAGCTACATGACGCAATTATCCTTTATGAGAACAAAGACGCTATATTACTAGCCGTGGAGAGGATGAAAGCAGCTTTAGTAAATGCATGGGAGCAAATCGAAAAACCATTTCTAAGACTTAATGTAGAGATACTAAAAGCTATAACGGAAACAGAAGAAAAAGAATGGACAGCAGAGCAATGCTCTTACAGTTCGAACGCATGGCAGCAGATAAGACAAAAAGTACTAGAAAGAGAGGCGATAAAGTTTGAAAGCGATTTTAACATATGAAATCAAAGTAGGCGATGAAATCATAGAACAAAATCGTTTATTTGATACAGCAAGAGCACAAGAGGTATGTACAGTTAAAAACTCTTTCAAATACGAGATAGAAACAATTTTTTTAAGCAATAACGGTATGCTATTTATTCAAGACAACGAAACAAAGCTATTAAGGCTGCCTAGTAGGGAAGAAAGACAAACTAGGTGGTATAGTCAAGAGGATTTAAAGAAATGGATCGGACAGAATGAGCCGGACAGTTATATAAAATTCTTTGGAGAAGTGGAGGAAGGTTGAGAATGACATCAACAGAGGAAAAAGTAGAAATCACAAAAGAAATTAAAGATACCATAGCAGTAACAATTGACGAGGTATTTCGAAAAATGAATAGTATTTCATGGTTGGAGCGTCAAAAGGCTATGAAAGACGAGGCTTTCAAAAATACAGAAAAGATTTTATATTGCTATAATATCCTTCGGGAGCATGTAGCAGACGAAAGCGAGTATTTGGATATGGTACATAAATCCAAGTCAGTTAGTGTAGTTAGATACTCCAAGACAAAGGCAGCAGCACCGGAAGAGGATCAAATTATATTAGACCGGATCGCATCATACAACCGCAGCAAAACAGACGTAGAGCGCATAGAAAAGGCTTTAAAGAAGATTGAGAGCAAGAAGGGTTATGATGTTATCAAATATCGGTATTTAATGCGTAAAGAAAGCGATGAAGTATACACCTACGAAGAAATAACGGATATTTTGGCAGGGCAGCAGGATTACAGTGAGAACCTAAATGAAAAGACGGTACGAAACTATAAAAATGCATTGGTTAGGGAAATGTCGGTATTTCTATTCGGATCCGATGCTATATAAGCGAAAGCGAGGGCGATAATGGGTGATTATTTAACAACAAATAAGCAGGAAAAGGCTATCGGAATTGAAAGAAGATTACGTGCAGAAATTACTATAACCCATGATTATGACTTTAATATTATTAGACATTTAATAACGATGGGTTTTGATGTAGAAACGGAAAGAGTTCAGACAAGTGCATTTGATGGAGATATGCATATTAAGGTGTACGAAACTGTTAAGTATGAGCCAATAAGTGAAAAACGGTATTAATAGAGAAAGCGAGGGTATTAATGGCAGCTAATAATAGAATTGATGTAACAAAAATATTAGGATTATGTAACGATAGCATGAACGGACTTGATACAATCGAGGCTATAGAGCGTGCATATGAACAGATAGGAAAATGGATACAATCGAATGCAAAGGTATTAGCAAGTGATAATATACCGGAACAGACGGTTCCAATTTTCCTTATAATCAGTATTGATAATGGAAAAGCAACAGTTGAAAAGCGCAATAAGTTTTATATTATGGAGAGTTAGGGTATAAGGAAACAAATTAAAAATAAATTTTAAATACTCCTAAAATATACGTATATTTTGTTGACATACGTATGATTTAGGAGTATAATTATATACATAAGGAGGAACAATAATGACAGCAAGAGAAATTATAAAAGAACTAAAGAAAAACGGTTGGATAGAATATGAAATACGAGGTTCACACATACAATTCAAGCATCCAACGAAAACCGGAAAAGTTACAGTTCCTAAACATTCCGGAGACATACCAACAGGAACACTAAGGAGTATATACAAACAAGCTGGGTTGAAATAAACCCAGCTATCAAATAAAGGAGATTTTGAAAATGAGAAAGTTAATGTATTTAGCGATTTTGGAACCATCAGAGAATGGAGGATTTGGCGTATATTTTCCACATTTGCCGGGGTGTATAAGCTACGGAAGTAATGCGGAGGAGGCTGTTGACAATGCAAAAGAGGCATTAGAATTACATGTATATGGAATGGAAAAGGACGGCGAAAAATTACCTCCTTCCGGCATGGTTATTAATGAAAGAGAGATTAACGGAATGGCAGTTTTTATAACTATATTTCCCGATATGGTAGCAGATGAAATGAATAACCGCAGAGTAAAAACAAATGTTACTATTCCTGCATGGTTAAAGGAAATAGCGGAAAAGAGAAATGATGTTAATTTATCAAAAATACTCGAAATTGCGTTAAAGGATTATCTAGGTATAAATTCATAGCATTAAAAGTGTCGTTTATTAAAACATTTACTTGAAATAAAGACTTTTTTGCGATAACCATAAAAGGAGGAATAATTATGAAACTTATATTTGATAAAAACCTTGAATTATACGATATTATAAGATTGTTATCAGATTTTTTACAAGATAAAGCAGATGATTATCGATTATTAAAAAATGATATGACAGTAACAGTATTATTGGAAAATGTAGTTGGACTAGATGATCCAGATAATGAACGGGTTTTTCATTTCAATAATGAGGATTTAACAAAATACGATGAGGAAAAGAAGGAACAAGCGGCGTTTAAATTAAGCGAGGAATGGATTTCTTACACAATTGATTCAAGAAAAAGTATGAAAGATCATATTGAAACCGATAAAAACTACCTTGCAACTGCAAATGAAAAAAACCGTTCTCTTCAAAACATAGAAAGACGAAAAAAAACACTCCAAAGGCATGAGCGAGAATTGGTTATTGAAGAAGAAAGGATGGCATTTATTAGTAGGTTTATTGATTTGGTGAATGAAGGCAATGTCAAGTATGAATTTGTCAAGTTGAATGACAAGTGGGCACAAATAATGATTTTTGAATTGGAGGATACTTATATTTTCTGTACGCATGCTTATGTGTGGGGAGATGGTAAATTAATAAAATTATTAGATGGAGATTCTATTGCATCAGTATTGGAAAATGTGTTTTAAATCTCAACCTATCCAATGGCAGCAGGACTATTGACAGTACGCCCGATTTAATGCCCTTCACATATCCGTTTAACTATGTTAAAATAATTAAAATTGAAAAAGTAAATTTAAAAAGGTGTCACGGATCTATATTGATCTTGTGGCACCTTTTTGTATTAGGCGGTGTTAATGTGGCGTTAATGAAGTATTGCAATAGAAATGGCTGTAATAAGTTAGTGCCACAGGGTGTGCTATATTGTGAGGCGCATACATATAGCAAAGCCGAGAGGCACAAAGAATATGATACACATTGCCGCAATAAAGTTTCTAAAGCATTCTATAATAGTAGCGAATGGAGAGCAGCAAGGGCGAGGGCGTTAGCAAGGGATACCGGAATAGATATATTTTTATATATCACAGAAGGTAGGGTTGTACCTGCTGACATGGTGCATCATATTACAGAATTAACAGAGGATTATTCAAAGCGATGTGAATTAGATAATCTTATTAGTGTATCAGATAAGACACATAAGACAGTAATAGACAAAGCATACAAAGATAAGAACAAGACAAAGAAGGCACATATGCAGACAACACTAAGGGAGTGCATAGAGGAATACAAGCGAAGGTTAGGCTAGGGTAGGGGGTATAAAAAAGTTTTAAGCCACCCTATCCAAGACCGCAGCCCCCCTAAATTCACGCAAAAACTCCCCAAATAAACTTTTTTTGAAAGGAGGGATTCTGACGATGCCAAAAAACAAAGAGCCTATTGATTTAATAGCTGCAAAAGGGCGAAAACACTTGACGAAAAGCGAATATGAAGAACGTAAAAATTCAGAGATTATCGCACCGTCAGACAACGTAAATGCACCCTCTTTTTTATCAAAAAATGAGAAAAAAAGGTTCGATGAAATAGCAAAACAATTAATAGAACTTAAAATAATGACAAATTTAGATTGCGATGTATTGGCAAGGTATATACGAGCAGAGACAGAGTATATAAAAATATCAAAGCAACTAACTAAGATAAAATTTATACCGGATAAGAAAAGTAGATTAACAGCAAACGTGCAATTAGAAGAACAATATTCACAATATGGTTATCTTTCCAAAATTCAAACTAGGACAATGAAGGCTTGCAATGAATGTGCAAAGGAATTAGGGTTAACAATTTCAAGCCGTTGCAAATTAGTGATGCCGAAAAGTAAAGAACCGGAAAAACCAACAAACAAATTTATGAAGCATGCATAGCGTATGAGTAATAAAATTCTTAAAACGGTTGATCGGGTTTCACATTTTGCGGAAAAGAACCTAAAGAATAAAAAAGAATTTGGAGAAGATGCAAGACTAGCATTTAAAAGACATTTAGACGACCTTAAACGGTCAGAAAAGAATGATTCTGAATTTCCGTATAAGTTTCTGCCGGAAAAAGCAGAGGATATTATAGAAATTGCAAATAAATTAACAATAGCCGAAGGAGAAGGCGACGAAATATTTACATGCGCCGGATTTCAAGAGTTTATTTTAGGGTCGCTTTTCGGATGGATTCATAAAGAAACAGGGAAGCGTAGGTTTACCGATAGTTATGTACAAGTAGCAAGGCAGCAAGGAAAAAGCGTTCTCAATGCTATTTTAGGTATAAAATGCAGTAACTTTGATAATTACAATTACGGTCAAATATATTGTACCGCCACAAAGTCAGACCAAGCACGAATTGTATTAACCGAAATATCAAAATTCATAAATGCAGATACAGATTTGCAGGAACTTTTTACGATCAAAGATTATAAAAGCGAGATCGAAGGAAAGTTGACAAATACAATTATTCGTGCGTTGGGGCGTGATACTAAGTCAATAGATGGTTTCAGACCGTATTTAGGAATTGTAGACGAATACCACGCTCACAAAGATAACCAAATGTATAAGTTATTAAAGGGCGGTACAAGAAAGTTAAAACAATCGTTAATATCTGTCATAACAACAGCAGGTTTCAATCTGAATGCACCTTGTTATGAATTGTATAAGTATTGCCGGCGTGTTTTGAGAGGAATAGACCCAAACGACCGGCAATTTATTTATATCGCTCAAATGGACAGTAATGACGACATTTGGGATCCGAAAAATTGGATTAAGTGTTGTCCATTGACCGGAAAAGACGCCGAATTAGTATCACAAATGATGGAAGATGCAAAAAAAGCTAAGTCCATGGGCGGCGAGGAATTACGAGATTTCTTAACAAAGTCATTGAATATATGGGTAACAAATTCTGAAACAGCATTTATAGATCTAGCAGATTGGGAACAATGCGGATCAAAACGAACATTAGAGGATTTCAGAGGGAAGAAAGCTATATGCGGTTTGGATTTATCAAGCGGCGGAGACTTAACATCGTTAGTTTTGGAATTTCCTTATGAGGATCCGGAAACCGGCGACAAGAAATATTATATTTATTCTCATTCATTCATACCAAAACGGCGTATGCAGGAGCATATGGACAAAGAGGACAACGCACCGTATGTAATTTGGGCGAATGAAGGAATTTTGACAGTTACAACGGCTGCCGGCGGTATTAAAACAGATTATAAAACCATATTAGGACACTTGCACAAGATTGTTGACAAATATGAAATAGATTTAACATCTATCGGTTACGATCCCCATAATGCAAGTGCTTTTTTATTGGATCTTGAAGATTTCGGGTGCGATTTAGTGGAGATCAAGCAATCCGCAAGAAGTTTGAACGATGCAACCATAGATTTTCAGTTAGAAGTAAAGGCACATAACATCGAATACGACGAGAGAAACAAACTTTTAACAAGATCCATGAATGATGCTATATTATCCGAGGCAAACAGTTTCGGAGAAATAAAAATTGATAAAATGCTACAGAAAAACCGGATCGATCCATGCGACGCAGCATTAGACGCCCATAAGTTAGCAATGGGGGTTGAGGTTGAGGAGGTAACGGTAAACGACAGCGTTGAGGCATATTTAAAAATGATGGGTGGTGAAAAATAGAAATGGGAAACATAAGCAAATACGCAAACATTATGATAGACAGAGGTAACACAACACCGGCAGATATGAACGACGAGCGTTTATTAGAATGGTTGGGGATATCATCAACACCAAGGAATATGATAAGCGAGGTTACTTATTTCACTTGCCTTAAAATGTTATCGGAAACTTTGGGTAAGATGCCAATTAAATTTTATCAACTAACGGAAAACGGAGTTGAAAGAGCAGAGCCAAACGACGCTTACGAGTTGTTGAAAAATAGACCTAACCCATTAATGACGCCTACAACGTTTTGGAGTGCGGTAGAAAATAACCGTAACCATTTCGGCAACGCTTACGTTTGGATCCGGAGGGAATTTGTTCGTATGAAATACGGCGGCGAATTACTTATTAAGGATCTTTGGATTATGCCGTCAAACGATGTAACTATTATTATTGATGATAAAGGGGTATTCGGAGCCAAAGGAGATATTTACTATTGGTATACGGATAAACATAGCGGTGAAAAGTATGTATTTCGTTCAGCTGATGTAATGCATTTTAAAACCTCATTATCATTTGACGGTATCACAGGCGCACCGGTAAGGGATATTCTAAAAACCACGATAGAAGGCGGCTTGAATAGTCAAATATTCATGAACAACCTTTACAAAGGCGGTTTGACAGCGAGGGCAGCATTACAGTATACAGGCGATCTTAATCCTAAATTAGAAAAAGAATTGATTAAGCGATTGGAAAGTTATGCAAACGGAGCGAATAACGCAGGTAAATTTGTGCCGATACCGATTGGAATGAAATTAGAGCCGCTTAATATCAAACTCACAGAAAGTCAGTTTTTCGAGTTAAAGAAATTTACGGCATTACAGATTGCCGGAGCGTTTGGAATTAAGCCAAACCAAATTAATGATTATGAAAAGAGCAGTTATTCAAATAGTGAAATGCAAAATATCTCTTTTTATATTGATACCGAATTATACATTTTGAAACAGTATGAGGAGGAAATGAACTATAAGACACTTGATCCGGAAGAAAGAAAACAGAACAAGTATTTTAAATTTAACGAAAGTGTTATTTTGCGTACAGATGCAAAGACGCAAGCAGAAATATTAACTGGATATGTAAAATCCGGAATTAAGACACCGAATGAGGCAAGAGAGTTATTGAACGATTGCAAAAAAGAAGGTGGCGATGAACTTATTTGCGTTGGAAGTTATCAAAGGGTTTCGCAAATTGGCATAGATAACGGCGAGAAAGGGGGAGGAAACGGTGCCAAAAATTCTACAACTTAACAAAAGAGATAGGAGAACTAACAAGCTAAAAGAGGTTGGTACTATCGAGATTAAAAACCAAACAACCGAAACAGTAGAACTTTATTTTTATGGTGACATTGTAAGCGAAAGTTGGTTAAGTGAATGGTACGAAGATGATATGTGCCCGAAGGACGTTGTAAAGTTCTTAGAGCAGTTAGATGGTGTAAGTACAATTAATGTACATATCAATTCGGGAGGTGGATCGGTTTTTGCAGGTTTAGCAATAGGAAACCAATTAAAACAGTATCCGGCGCAGATTATTGGATATACAGACGGAATAGCAGCGAGCATAGCAGGGGTTTTACTTATGTTTTGTGATAAAGTTATTATGCCGCTAGATGCTATGTTCATGATGCATAAGCCTTTAAGTATATGCCAAGGTAACGCAGATGACATGAGAAAAGAGAGTGATATACTAGATCAATGCCAAAAAGTAATTTTGGGCGTTTATATGAAAAAGGCAAAAGCAGGAGTAACCGAGGAAACCATTAATGAAATGATAAATAAGGAAACATGGTTGACAGGTGAAGAAATGCAGGAATATTTTGATATTGAAATATCAGAAAGCATGCAAGTTGCTGCATCATGTGAAAGCGAATATTTCGACAAGTACAATCATGTACCAAAAGAGCTGCAAAATAAACAGATGTCGGCAGAGATTGACATTGAGGCTTTGGCAGTAAGGTTAGCAGAAAAGTTAGCAGGTACATTCACCGGTAAGGATAATAAGAATTTACTACCAGATCAAACGCCGCCGGTAACGCCGGAGGATAATACAGAGTTAGAAAAACAAATAACAGCGATTTTAGATGATTTGGACTTGATCTAAGTCATTTTTTAATGCCAAAAATTAAGGAGGGTTCATAAATGAACGAAGAATTAAAGAAATTACTTGATAGTATCAAGAACAAAAAACAGCAAGTGAAAGACCTTGCGGCAGCAGGAAAGATTGAAGATGCAACAAAGGCAAAAGACGAATTAAAGGATCTACAGGCACAATTTAATTTACTCTATGATTTAGAGGATGAGGCACAGGACGATATTGTAAACAAAATTGCAAGTGGTACAGCGAAAACCGTTGTTGACGCTACGAAAAAGGTTGCAGGCGCGTTTGTAAATGCCATTAAAGCAGCAATTGGAAAAACAAGCCTTACAGCAGAGGATAAGGAAATTCTTAATTCCATGAGTGAAGGTAAAGACGAGGACGGAGGCTTAACAGTTCCCAAGGATATTAGAACCGCAGTGAAGGAACTAAGAAGATCCGACGACGCTTTAGAAATGTTGGTAAATGTTGAAACGGTAAGCACAGTTTCCGGCAGCAGAGTTATTGAAAGATACGCAGATCAAACGCCTTTTGATAACGTAGAAGAGGCGGCAGAATTTCCGGAGGTTTCAACACCACAGTTTGATGATATTGACTACAAAGTAAAGAAAAAAGGCGGTATTTTAAAGATTACGCAGGAATTGTTATCTGATACCGCAGAAAATATCATTGCATATCTGAAAAAGTGGATCGCTAAGAAATCAAAAGCAACAAGAAATTTTATGATTGTTGCAAAGATTAGAGAAATTACCACCGATGCAGAGGTAACAGTAAACGGACTGGATGATTTAAAGAAAATTTTTAATATTATGCTAGATCCGGCAATTGCTTTAGGTGCGGTAGCAGTAACAAACCAAGATGGTTATAATTGGCTTGATACTTTAAAGGACAGCGACGGAAAGTACATCTTACAGCCGGATCCAACAAAACCAACACAAATGTTATTGTTCGGTAAATATCCTATTACCAAAGTAAGCAACCGTACATTACCAAGCAAGCAGGTAACAGGTGGCTATAAGGTGCCGATTGTTTGCGGAGATTTAAAAGAGGCTATTACTATCTTTGATCGTGAAACTCTTACAATCGACATTTCAAGTATTGCCGGTGATTTATGGAACAAAGATCAAACCGGTATCAAAGTTAGAGAAAGACTTGATATTAAAGCGGTTGATACCGAGGCAATTGTTATGGCAGAACACTTAATAGTTACCGATACAGATAATAACGGAAAATATTCGCAGGCAGAATTAGAGGCAATGACGAAGGATCAGATCCTAGAATTGGCTACCCAATTAGGGTACACTTTGGCGGTTACAAGTGCTAATAAAAAGGATGAAATTATCACCGATTTCTTAGCAAAGCAGCCGGCATAATAAAATAATTAACACTATAGCGGCAGGGTAAAACCTGCCGCCTTTTAAGGCGGTGTAACATGAGTATTATTAAAACGGAAGAATTGGAGCAGTACGCAAGACTTGATTTAGACGATACAGACGAGGAATACCAAAAAGAAATAGATTTACTTAACTTGCTAATAACAGCAGCAGAGCAATATTTAATAAATGCCACAGGGAAAGAATATCCTGCAGCTGATGCCGAAGGAAAAGCAATTGACTATTCTTTAGAAAAGGTGTATTTGCAATTACTTATTTCTTATTGGTATGAAAAAAGAACGCCGGTGGGAAACGTTGGCGAGGATTTTAGTTTTATGACTAAATCGCTTATGCTGCAATTGCAAATGAAGTAGGTGAAATGATGGATATAGGAAGAACCAATAAGCGCATTACCTTATATCAATATGAAGAAAAAGACAACGCTTTATTGCAGAAGGAGCAGGTTTTAACCGAAGTAAGAAAAATTTGGGCGAGTGTTGAACCAACACGAGGTAGGGAGTATCAAGAGGCGCAGCGTATTAGACCGGAACTTACTTATAAAATCACTATACGATATTTAAAAAATGTTACGCCGGATATGCTTATTAAATTTAAAGAACGGTATTTTGAAATTGTTTCTATCATTAATGTTAAGGAAAATAACGAAATGTTAGAAATTATTTGTACTGAAAGAATTGATAAGAAAGAGGCGAAATAATGGCATATGGATGGGCAGGTAACTGTGACTTTAAAATTGAGGGATTGGAAGAGTTAGAGAGAGATTTAATAAAAGCAGTAAATCGTTGTCCGGTTCAAGCCAAAGATACGCTAAAGAGTATAGCCAAAGATTTTAAAAAATCTGCAAAAAATAGAGCAAATACAGAATTGAAGCAGCACGATAGGAATGAGTACCAAAAGAAAAAAGCTATAAAAGAAAAATGGGGATCAACTGTTGTTGATGAACGCTTAGGAATGGCGGCACTTATATATAATTCAGCAAGGCATTTCCATTTAATCGAAAATGGACACAATATTGTAAGGGGTGGCAGGGTAGTTGGATTCGTAGTAGGTAAACACATTATGGAGAAAACTAGGCAGGAATATAATGATATTGTACCGGAACGATTTGAAAAAATGGTTGATGATATTTTGAAAGAGAGTGATTTGTGATGAAACTTACTGATCTTAAATTAGCGGTCAACAGCTTGTTAAAATCAAAGTATAAAGAACCGGACTATAAAATATACGGTAAGGAGATAAAAGAAGGGTATCAAACTCCTTCTTTCTTTGCGGAGATTGTAGACGGTGGAGACAAAGCGGAAACAAAGAATTTTTCAAGTGGTAGAAAGACTATAAAAATAACATATTTCCAAAAGGAAACAAACGAACTAGACCAACTACAAAAGGTTGATGAAATAAAAGACCTTTTCGGGTTGGTTTTTTTAGTTGGAAATAGAAAAATTACGGTTGGAGAGTTTTCACATGATTACATCGGAGAGTATTCAGACATTTTGCAAATTAGTATTGAATTTGACTATAAAGAGAACACAAGTATGAAAGAAACGCAAGAGGTTGCAGATACATTAAATATGAATATGAAAAACAGCTAGAAAGGAGTTTTAAAGATGGGCGCACCTAGTATTAACATTAGCTTTATTGAAAAAGCGATTTCGGCAATTACAAGAGGAGAAAGAGGCATTGTAATGCTGTTAGTAAAGGATGCATTGGCAGCACCGGCGGTTAATCCGGCTACGGTTGTTTTGGAAAGCGATATTCCAAATACTTTTAGCGATGCAACCAAAGAACAGATAAAACTTGCTTTAATAGGTTATGTAAATACACCTAAAAAAGTATTGGTTTACGGTATGGGGATCGCAAACAACGCAGATGCAGCAGCGATAAAAGCAGGATATGATGCCGCTTTATTGGCTATTGAAACCATTAAATTTGATTATTTAGCAATTCCTACAGTCCAAACAGACGGTAAAGCGCAGGATATTGCAACATGGGTTAAAACCATGAGAACCACAAAGAAAAAGAAAATTAAGGCTGTTTTGCCGAATACGGAGGCTGATAACGAGGGAGTTGTTAACTACTCGATCGACAAGAACGTTAAGACAGACAGCACAAAAGCAGCAGATGGAACAATAACAAAGGTTGATACTATTTATACAGCAGAACAGTATTGTAGTAGAATTGCAGGATTAATTGCAGGTACACCTTTAACAATCTCGTGTACAAATGCACCATTAGGTGAATTATCGGATTGTACAAGATTAAACGATATCGATACACCGGTAGATGAAGGAAAATTTATAACCTTTTGGGATGGTGAGAAAGTAAAGGTTGTAAGGGGTGTAAACAGCTTTGTAACAACTACAGAAGGAAAAGGTGATAGCTTTAAAAAGATTAAGATCGTTGAGGCAATGGATATGATTAACGACGATATCACCAAGACCGCACAGGACAATTATTTAGGAAAGTATGCAAATTCCTATAATAATAAGTGCATATTAATGACAGCCATTAGTGGTTACTTTATGCAATTGCTGAAGGATGGAATTATATCAAGTTATTTGGTTGATATCGACATAGCAGCGCAAACAAGCTATTTGCAATTAAAGGGAATTGATACGTCAGAAATGACAGAGGATGAAATTAGGGTTGCAGATACCGGTTCCAAGGTTTTTCTTACTGGAAACGTAAAGATCTTAGATGCAATAGAAGATATTGCAATGCCTATCTATATCTAACTTTAAGGAGGTAAAGTAGAATGAACGGATTTAGACCGGAACAGGTAATTAATGGTACATGGGGGGAGGTTTGGTTCGATGGTGAGTATTTAGCGAATATTACCGCATGCAAAGCAGAGGTTGGATTTAAAAAGACATCTATCACCCAATGCCAAAGCCTTGTTGATGGACAGAAAATAACCGGATTAGAGCCAAAGGGTGAAATTAAGCTGCATAAGATTAATTCATTTGTAATGAACAAGGTAAATGCAGCGGTTAGAGCAGGAAAGACACCTACACATACAATTATATCAAACGTAAATGATCCGGACGCTATAGGAGCAGAAAGAGTAGCATATTATGGTTGCGTTCTTGATAAACTGATCCTTGCAGATTGGGAGGCAGGAAAGAACAGTGAAGAAAGTTATCCTTTTACATTCCAAGATTGGGAACCATTACAGACAATAAATAAATAAAAACTCATAAACGTGTTGAGGCTGCCAATGTGCAGCCTCTTTTATATTACAGATAAGGAGAATTAACCATGAATATAGTTGAAAAATTGATGGCGGTAGATAAACAGGAATTTGAAAAAATTGAAACAAAGGAATTGGAAAGTAAGGCGTTATCAAAGTTATTAGGAGAAGATGCTAAAGTTAAGATCCAAGCAATCGACGGAGATCTATTCGGATCATTGAGTGCAAGTGGTTTGGATGAAGATGGGGAGGTAGACTACGGCAGAGCATTTAGCACAAATGCAAAGATCGTAGCAGCCGGAGTAATAGAACCAAACTTAAAAGACGAGGCGTTATTAAAGTATATTGGAGCAGCTACACCTGCGGACGCTGCAAAGAAAATTTTCAAAGGCGAGATTAATAAAATCGCTACTGAAATTTCTAAATTAAGCGGATTTGAGACAGAGGAAACAACGGATAAAAAAGTAAAAAACTAATAAAAAGCGATAGGGAGGTACAAATGGATTACCTGCACTATCGCTTTAAAAATTGGAAACCGTTTGAATACATGAGCCTGCCGGAAGGTCAAAAAAGAATCGCAAGGGTATATATGAGGCAGGAAACCGAAGATAAAAACGAATTATATGAACAAATGAGTAAAATGTTTGGGGGTGAATAGTCGTGGGAAGGGTTATAAGTACAGCCATACAGTTTATAGATGGATTTACAAAACCGTCAAAAGAAGTTATAAAAAGTATGAAGCAAATGGGAAAAGAGTCAATAGCAGCAGGAAAGCAAATCCAAAGCGCAGGTAAGACCATTTCAAGCGCAGGGGCATCCTTAACCAAATCTATTACACTCCCTATAGCTGCCGTAGGGGTAGCAGCAGTAAAAATGAGTAATGATTTTGAAAATGCTATGGCTAAAGTTGGAACCATAGCAGACACAACAGCAACGCCCATGGCTAAATTGAAAGAGCAGGTAATAGATCTTTCAAATACCATGGGCGTTAG